AATCCATCGAAGTATCAGACTTGATACCTGTATGCAATCCATTGGCAGCCGAGAAATTACCTGTAATCTTGTACTGGTCAACACTGCTTGAATTCTCTGCCTGCGCGGGATATAAAATCCACAGGAGTAAAAACAATATTCCTCTCATTACTTACGCTATTCTAATGATAGCAGTGCTGCTGTCGCCTACAGGCCACACAATAGTAAAGTTCCCTGCAGTAGAGGTCTTATCTGCGCCAAAGTCCAGCACCATCACCGTGTTCTTACCTGAAGCCGTAAAGTTATATACCATCATACCCCGAGCGGTAACAGTAGATGTAGACCATGTAGTATCAGTAAAGTCCATCCATGCGGTTGTACTCGTTGAAGTAGGCGCCTGAACAATAGCAATCGCCATACCCCCCGCAGTGTACCCAGTGCCTGACGATTCATTAGTTACGGTATATGCCGTAGTAGTCGCGTCCATTGTAGCACTTGAGGTATATAAGGCGGCATAGAAGGTATCGGCGGCAGTACCCGCACGGGTGACGGATGTGCCGAAGGCGTGAAGCCCTTTTAGTATGTCTACTTTAAAGCTGGTAGCGGTTGCGGAAGTGATTGCCATATTACATCTCCAATAATTTAGTTAGTTCGGGGTGCCCTGCTTGTCTAAGCCTATGTGATATAGTGTCCCGATCACACTTTACTGCCCGGGTTAGATACTCCACTAACACACCATGTATGCGCTCTTTAAATGCCTCTGCTTGGTCGCGGATGATAGGGTGGGCATCTCTACCTACGTACATGATTTTACCCACTGCCATATTAGCCAATTCTACTGGCGTATGACCTCGATAACTGGTAGTATGCACCTCTACCCCACCCGCGCTTATAGCTCCTATCATCTGCTCTCCTTTAACTTATTCCGACGCGGAGCTGCCCAGACCTATAGGCGTCCCTGCGGTCTTTACCATCTCCTAGCTGCTTAAGCAACATCAAGGCTTCGTCGTACCGCTTCTGGTACATTGCAACCACTTCAGGCTCCCCCTTCATAAAGGTATAAGCCTCCAACAGCGCCCCATACAATAGAGTAGAGTCAAAATTATCCCCCAGCCAAGTAGTAGAAGCAGTAACAATAGACTCAGGCAGGTAAAAATAATGCAGCTCAGTAGTGTAGCTCGCATCGGGGGTGGGCCCCAGCAGGAACGTAGTGTCGTCGAATTGCGCATAGTGTGCTGGAGTCCCTGTAGTCGAGGGGTTGGGGTAAGCCTCACGGATAAAGTTCACATCCTTATTCAGTAAAAACTCATAATCCCCCGCAGCGGTAACTATAGCAAGTGAGAACGTAGCCAGCCAATCTGAAGGGCAGGTCAGGTATTTATTTCCCGATGCTACCGTGCCCGTCATGTTCTTGCGCAGGTTAGGAAGCTGTACACTGTTATATATTCGCTGCTCGGCCTGTTTTATAAAGGTGTCAACAGTCGTAGTAGAAAAAGAATCCTCTACGTAACTATTAATTGCGACTACTAGCTGTGCATAATTCATTGGGGCTACTGGCTATTCTTAGAGTATGTAGTGCCCTTGGTTGCCGCGCCCGTACCCCGAATTGGTTTTGTGTTGGTAGCGGCAAGCTTATTAGGATACCCACCAACGGTAGGCACTGGGCATGATTTAGGCTCTGGTAATTTAGTCTTACTCATGGTTAGCCTTTCTTCTGAAGCATTACTCGCGCCATGTTGCGTCCGTAAGTTTTTCTGTCGTCGTTAGTAACCCCACCACTACCTTTGCCCCCCTTCTGGATACCTACACTTGCCCCAGTAGCGTTAATGGTTCCTTGGGTCTTGCCCTTCTTCTCAATTCCGTTGCCTCTTGCCATAATAATCTCCTATGATGTAACTACTGTAACAGTTCCTAATGATATAATTGATTCTGTCGCGCTCTGTATTTGTCCTAGTGGATCGGTATAACCTACAGGGTCCCACCCCCACTGTATTTCCCTGCTTGCTGCTGTCTGGTCTGGACGGGGGTTACGCAATGCCTGTGGGTCTGTAAAAGTATACATCCCTAGCTGTAATTGAGGATGGTCAGGACTCCAACACTCAGGGCAAGCTAACGTGGCGGTTACTTTTGTCTTTACTACCAGTGCGCGAAGTTGGCTAAGCTTATAGTGGAACCCACACACATCACATAGCCCAAGCGCCGATTTACCTGCTGCAAAATTAGAACTCATTTATATAAACTGCTGCCTTGGTACCATTCTTAGGGGGGCTTTCTCACGGTCTTCTTCCGCCGCTCTTTGAAATTCCTCTTCATAATCAGCTTTGAGCATAGGGATCCGTGGCATCGCTTCAGGCAGTTTCATACTCAAGTAATATGCCAATCCCGCTACCAGAGCGGGTAAGAAACGATAAGGCACGTCTTGGGTATTAACACCACTACCTGCATCTTGAATCCTGCGAAGCCGCCAATATTGAAAAGTATAGGTATCATTATCAGGTACGGGCCACACAGTAATTGTAGGGTAAGAAATAGTGCTTGTGGGTGTGGGCCCAGTAGCACCCGATTGTCGGTCTATGTAAACTTGTAATGGTCGGCCTGTAGAGTTCTTGTTTGGTAGCGTCGCATAGGTTGACACGCTAATACGACTTATGTTAATATCTACCTGTGTAGTGGTCGTACCTGTACGTACAACGTGATCCAATAAATCAACCGTATCCAAAGGCAAGTTATAGGTAGCGGTGCCCGACACAAGCGGGATAGACCCCTGCTCTACAGTCCATAAATTTATTCCGCGATTTTGCCACGCGATTAACATTATATTCAAAGACCTACGAGCGGTCTTTAAGTCGTAACCTGAGCGGCTTTCTGATCCGCAGCGCTCAAAACTTTCCTCTACTAAATTAACTAAGTCTAGGTTGAATGTAGTTGTGTCGGTAGTTGCCATTTACTTACCCATGCGGCTTGTCGCCCGCTCTGCTTTAACCAACTTATCAAGTGCCGTAACGGAGCCACCCTTAGCTAGTTTCTTAGCTGGTTTACGCCCCGGAACCTTTAGTGGGTTTATATCCCCCATGCCGCGTGATGGTCTCACCGGAACTTCCCCTTAGTGTGTCCCTTCTTTGCTATGCCATTAATGCCTTTGCTTTTTACCGCCCCGCCTTTTTTATACCCTGTTAGATTGCCATCTTCATCAAACGACTTATCCGTGTATAGGGGTTTGTTTTTGAAGTCCTCAACATCTTTAGCCGTGCCAAAACCCTCAACTATTGCTTTAGGTTGTGGTTTACCTCTTCGTTCTAGCTCCCTCACGTTATCGTCTACTTTGGCTGCCCTATATAACGCCTTATCCGCCGCTACATCCCCCGACAATAACCTCTCATACATGATCTTGGAATCTGGATCTGTGGGCCGCTTTCTTTTTTCATAGGCTGATTTAAGCCCCTCATAATCATCCTTAAATCCATCAGCGGTCCAGCCAGCTATATGTTCCCGTTTGGCTTCAAGTTTAGCCGCCGCGCTCATCTTAAATGGTTTCACCTAAATTTCCCCTTTGTTTTGCCTTTGCACTCAATGCCGCCGCCTTTAGCGAACTTCATCTCGCTACTAGCTGCATCATACGCACCTTTTCTAGCCTTCTGTTCGCGGGCTTCGTCACGCATTTTGCGCATTTCTTCTTGCTCTTTAGCGGAAGGGGTGCCATCGTCTTTAGTGGGCGCGGGTTTTATTGGCCCCCCTCCATTAAACCGCCTTATCGTACCCCCAGTAACAGGAATAGGATTTTGCGGCATTCCTCGCGAAGCTAACCTAGCATTAACCAGCGTCTGCCCGGATAGCGGCTTATCAGGAGGAGGTGCGCGTCTGCTGTCAGCCGTAACTGGAGTTGGCGTAACAGGGTATTGTGGTGGCAACCCCCGCGAAGCTAACCTAGCATTAACCAAATCCCCCCCTCCAGCGAACTTCTTAACCTTACCCCCTTTCTTCATCCCCATGTTGCCCATATCTTGCTTGGTAGGAACTCCGCCAGCCTTTAGTCCTTTGATATAATCCCCTACGGAGAGGGCACCAGACTTAAGAGCTTTACCTTTATCCATTGCGCCACGCGCATGGCCTTCGGATTTCTCCCCTTTAGCATATTGTTTAGGTGAAATCTTCCCGGACTTAACTGCACGGGCTTCGCTGGATTCTTCCGCCTTTGATTCCTTACCTTTAAACATCTTGGTAGCCATAATTATTTCCCCGCTAAATAGTGAATTGCCTGCATAGTAAGCGCCCCTACAGTTCCTGAAGCACCCCCAACAAGCATAAGCATCTTCCATCCCCCCTTAGCTTCCGAGAGGGTTAGGCTGATGGTATTTAATACTTTCTTCATCGCTTCCATATCCGCCATCAATCTATCCATATCATCCTGTAGATGTCTTATGTCTGATCCATGCACTGCTAATTCCCGCTCCGCGTTTATTATGGATTCCATGAGTTATCCGTAAAAGAAAGTTACAGACGTTGCGTTAGTAATGGTTACATAGGGGTCTGCTTGAAACAACACCCCCTCGCCGGGGAATAACAAATATCCAGTGAGTGTGGCGCCAGCAGGGGTATCTAATTTTATACGCTCTGTGCCGCCAGAGCCGCCATCCTTAAATGACAACGAACCTGCAAGCGCCCCCGATACCCAATAAACTGCCCTAACTCTGGCTCTGGGCACCCCGATAGCTGATGCAGCCGTGGCTGTAAGGTTCTTAGCCTTTACGTCAGTTTGCATAGTCATAAGAACCCCCTATTACAGCAAGTTCAGATTTTGTACGTATCTTACTGTGATAGCCCCGACACCTGCGCCAGTATTAGTCGAAGTTACAGCAATCTTAACATCCGATGTACCTACGTCAATAAATGCAGCGGTCCTAGTAGCATCGGTACTTGGGACGATATTGACCACGCCGACAGTGCCTCCCTCCGCTGCTGCCGCTGCGGTAAATTTAGTAGCTAGGACAGTCGTCCCAACCCCGAACGTAGAAGCAACCCCATCCCAAGCAGTTGTTACATATACGAGGATGTCTATGATTTGGCTGTTAGCTGGAATTACAATTGTGGTTGCTGCAGAGGCTTGGGTGATGGTGTTGGACTGAGCCATAACGACTTGCCCGGTATTCTTTACGTTTGTACCTAGAGTGGTACCTGTAGTAACTACGATAGTACCTGCTTTGATTGGACCGGAGAAAGTAGAGCTTGACATAATTGGATTCCTTTATACGAAGTAAGGTTCATTAGTCTCGTATACGTCTGCCGGGACAGTCTAATAAACCGGGGTGCCCGGATACACTCTTTATACCATGTTTATCGGGGGTTGTCAAGGTATTATGGACAAATAAAAGCCCTCCGAAGAGGGCAACCTTGTCGGGGTTTGACTCATTATATGTTTATATATGGGGGAGGTCAAGCATATAGGAAACTCCATCCTTTATATATTCCTTTGCTTATTGGCTTACCTGACTTGAGGGCACGGTTGATTGTGGGTGGCGCTAACGACAATACCGCTCGTAAATTAGTAATACTGTCATATATGACAGTTTCTTCGCTCGGGTTAATAGCCACTACCTTCTTACTCATCTTCAGCTTGCTTTCTTCCGTGTGGGTTCTACCTAGCCAGTGGCCGTAGTGCCCAGCGGCTGCAGCTACCTTTATCTTCTCCATACCTTCTGGAGATACTTTGCGCCCCGGACCTTTTGGCACCCCTCGCTGTGCATCGCCTATTTTGCGCTTTACTTCGTCTGGTTGTTTCTTTCCATATAAATAGTGGTTTTCGCCTGCGTGAAGGCCGACGCGATTTTCGCTCATTTTTTGTTTGGCCTCTTTGGTGTGGTTTATTCCATACATAGGATGTTTTTCTGGGGCCTTGAAGTAATAGGATTTTAGGGTGCCTGAAATTGCCTGTTTATGTTCCTCGGTTCTCGGGATGCCAAATAACGGATTATCTTCCCCAAATAACCCCCGCATAGGTGCATCAGAATATCGACTTAAATTATAGCAGTGATCTTTTCCTACGTGTTCTGCCAACCATACATCTTCTGCGGCTTGTAGTGATTCACCTTCCGGCACGGTTTCAACTATACGGAAAATAAAGTTCTGTTCCCCATACTTATTCCATGCGGCTTGCAGATGTTTTGCGTGGTGTTGGTTAGTTCTAAGTCTATTTCTATGGCACCTAAACCTATCCTTGTGTTTTACTGTACTCCCTACATAGAACTTTCCGTTTACGAGATTAATTATTTTGTATATGTACTGTTCTCTCATACTTACCCCCATAGTTATTAACCTACTAAAAATCATTATACGCGCTTTGGCGCGTTTGTCAATAAAATAGGCAAATAAAAAGCCCTCCGAAGAGGGCTAGTTTCCTACATAACTACTTGATTCTACTAAGCTCCTGCGGAACCGTAAATTCCCAAGGGCTCGCTGAAGCCAAAAGAATACCTCTCACGCGCCTTATAACGTACATTTCCAGTCTCAAAATCTCCGAGGAAATCTGTAGACAGTGGCGACCTAATAAAATGCTTCAGGCCGTTTGGAACGTCAGTTGTCAGGAACCACGCGTTAGTGTCGGTCAGGTAGTGGTTGATGGTATAACCTTCTGGAATCGAGCCGTTGTTCTTCAGCGCGTTGAGGTCATTATCAGTAGTACCTACCCTGAGTGAAGTCTCCAACAAACGAGTTGCAACAAACTGCAACGCAGGAGGAATCACCAACTTCTTAGGTTTAGCAGCGATCAACAGCCCTTGCTCGTCAGTCCAAGCAGCGATCTGAATAACAGCGTTTTCCAAAGCAGTCTCGTTAAGATCTACGGCTACTGCAGGGATGTTGCTGTTCGTGGCTCCATTCACCAGCGGGTGCGAAGCAGAGCAAAGCGCCACACCGTCACCACCCAAATAAGAAGAAGAGAACGCATTGTTCAGCACATTAGCGCCCTTCACTTGCTTGGTGTATGCCATACTACGTGCCAATGCTTTAGTGTAGCGAGCAGACAGAGTATCATACAGGTTATCTTCAACCGCTTCTTCCGTCAGGGAGAACCCCAAGGCGATAGTTTCGTGGTTGTAACGAGCGGTCCATGCTTCCTGCGCATTTTGATACGCGATAGAGCTGCCTTCATTTTTGGTTGGCGCGGCGGAGAAACCAGACAGCTTAGTTTCTTCTTCAAAACTCCGCTCAGAGGTTTCGATTTCATAAATCTCTTTATGTTCCTCGCCATACCGTTTGTATTCCAGACCGAACAAGGCGTTCAGGCCGGGTAAAAGTTCTTTCTTTAGCTGTGCGCGACTAATTGCCATGATTTATTTCTCCTTAGATGCCTGTAGGGTTTGTATATGAATGAGATAGCGGGTTGAACTTAACCAATACATCGGTATAAGCATCACCAACTGCTGAACCCGGAGCATCTACAAAGTCTACAATCCTGAAAGCAATCCCAGAAGTTACGGCGGTAGTTGCACTCAATGCCGAAGTTGAGTTACCTGTAGTAAGCGAACCCGTAGAGGTAGACTGTACTGCAGCCAAAGGCACGTTACTCCCCAATTCGGCCTGAACTAGCGAACCCGCAGATTGCGCTTGGAACAACACGTTTGGATCATCAACTACATAAGCCATCGCATCAGCCGCGACAGTGCCTGTAGGCCAGTACTGAGAGAAAATCTTGTACTTCAAGTTAGGGTCAGTGTACGTACAACCTACAAATACGCCTACGGTGCCTGCTGGAAGTGGATTAGCTGCACTACCAACTACGGGGGTAACTGCTGCTTCAATTGTCCCTGCGGTAACAATAATAACGATGCTGCCTGTGTATATATTAAGGGCGTAACCAGAGGCAATTTTAATCTGCCTAGTGCTGCCTGCGTATGGTAAACCACCAATAAGGTTTACGGGGCGTAGCCCGTATGGGGTTGCTGCTGAAGCCATTTAATTCTCCTATTTATTTCCTGATCCAAATGATGTGCTGGATTTATTTTCCTTGAATAAAGGCATTCTTCCATCACTCTCTTTCATAAAGTTATTATCAATCGCATTGGTTTGATCCCGCGTCTGTTTCTGATAGTGGGCCTTGCGCTGATCCATAAACTCTTCTGGTATTTTACATAACATCAACCCACCAATTTCGATAGTCCCCTTCTTAGCGGTATCGGAAGTAGCGAGAAGTGACATTTCTGGGTGGTCAGCTAACTGTACTGGCTCCCAACCTTCGCGCATTTTTGAAGACACATTCATGGCATCTGCCTGCCCCAACATGCTAGTACGAACCCAACGATACGCCCAACCCGGTGTTTTATTGAACTCCGGCAGTAACTGCGCGGGTGCCCATGCTGCGGCCCTCTGGAATTCACTTCGGACTTCTGTATCTCTCGGCGTCCTATTTTCTGTACTGGTTGTAGTAGTTTTAACCATTTCTGTTCTCCAATTTAATTTGCTCGCGGGCATATTGCTCAGGGGTCAACCCGAACTTTTTAGCTATCGCTAGTTGTGTTGTGCTTAGGTGTACTTTTTTAGGTGCAGTACTACGAGTAGCTGACGCCACTACATTAGCTGGTCGGGTGCGTGATGTGTGAGTTGCCCCACCATCCGTGTTGTCATTCTCAAACTTCTCTGGAAACCGCTTGCGCATTGCTTTATCAATGCGATTATAATATTCGTCAGAACCCGCAGTCATGCCCTCATCTAGTACTAAGGATTCATGTATGCCTTTAGCTAGACTCGTCATCGCTTTATCCGTCTGAAACCAAGGATTTTTAGCATGCCAAACCAAGGCTTTATGGTCAGGCGACGGAGCTTGCCGTTGTTCTGATTGTATATATACACTATTTTCTGGCGTTTGTAAAGGATTTTCGAACTGTAACCTATAATTATCTGCCTGTAATTTCTGTAGCTGCGCAGAATTAAGTCTTACTTGAGCAGAGATAACCTTATCAGCATCGCCAGAATCATACGCCTCCTTGTAGTCCTTCTTAGCCGCCTCCATCTCCCCAACAGTTGCGTGTTTCAAAGTGTTGGCGTATGCTTGCTCACCATAACTAAGGCTGGTCTTGAGTTGTTTGTTCTCCTCTATGATTGATGAGGCAAACCTTACCGCCTCAGTTCTCTCCCTATCAGCGACCTCTTTTGCGCGTCGCTCGTCATGCCAAACCTTTTTGAGTTGTGACATTCGCTCTTTAACTTTAGCGGAGTATTCCTGAAGGTCGTCATCCTCTAGTTTGTCCACCAACGCTTTCGGCAGGGGGGTCTTATTTCTATCCTCCGCAGGGGTATCGTCAACTTCTACTACCTCAACACCAGCATCGTCGTCCGTAGTAATCACAATACTATCTTCTAGTTCTGCTTCTTTATTATCTACAAGCATTTACTTCTCCTTTATGCACAACTGATGGTTGTGGGGTTACGCCAAAAAATCTACTACTATGCCGATTACTTTTCCGCATGTTTTTCTTCATTGCAGGACATACATGTTTTTAGCATCTTTGATACCCTCTAGGATCGTCAACCACTGCTTCAACTGAGTCGTCATTAATAATTCTGAACTCAACTCCATGTATCTTAATCCTTGTGCCAGTGTAGGCTCTAGTTAGGATGAAATCATTAACTTGGCACCACGCCCCCGTAGGGAACTTAGTCTCGTCCTTATATGCCATATCCCCCATCTTCAGCACATACAGCACCACCGTAGAGTTTTCTTCTACCTGCTTAACTTTGTCCGACTTGATGATGCCGCCTTGATATGTGTCTTCTATCTTGGGGATAGCACACAGTATCTTATACCCTTTCGGAGCGGGGAGTTGTGTCGGAGATGTGATCTCCTCTTCTGGTAGTAGGCCCACTTCAGCCACTTCCTTGGGGGCGCTCTTATCCCACTGAGAGGTCTTTTTATTCATTGCCGTCCTCCTCTCTTAAGTTGCGCAGCATATCTACAATCAAGCCTTGCACCGACATAAACCCTAGTACCTTACCTGCGGCGTTCTGGTACTGCGCGTAGTCTTTAGCCCTACCCATACCCAAATCCTCGATTATTACTTTGCGCTCTTCCTCGATCTTATCTGATAGGATTCTTAGCGTTTCATTCATTTATTACTCTCCTTTTGGTTGTCGTTGCGTGTGAATCTGCTCCCGTTGCACTACTATTTGCTGCTGGTTGTGTGCTATATCCGCACCTTGTTTATGCCCTTTCAACATGGCGTCTGCTTGTAATTTCTGCTCCTCCAGTTGGGTTTTATATTTGGCTGCGCTCGCCTGTTGCCCCAATGTGGCTCCTGCAATATGCTCTTGAGATGCCATCTTATCCCTATCAAGCTGCAATCTCTCCCGTTCTAACTCAATATCCGCAGTAATCTTCTTGTCCTTTATCTGCACTTCTTGTTGCTTGATTTGGAGCTCTTGCTGTTGCATCTGGACAAGCGGATCTTGTTGTTGCTGCTGCGCTTGCTGCTGCGCCGCTGCCGCTTGGTTCTTCTGCATTAGTTGCTGCGCTGCTACCGCCATCATCCTAGATACTTCCACCTCTACATCTTCTGGCAGTGGTTCATCCATCCCGGGCAGGGGCACCCCAAGCTGCTCCTCAATCTGCTTCCTATACTTGAACGCAGTATGCTCGTTGAGGTGGGCTAGCGCCGCAGCCATAATAGCCTGCCCTTGTGGATTCTGCCCGATAAGCTGCGCGGTTGTTGGGTCTTGGATGAAGCTCTGCACTACCGTTATATGTGCATCGTGGTCTTGGTTGAGGAACGCTTTCACGGGTTTCCCGTTAAGCAAGTCCATGTTCTCCGCTACTGGGTCTTTAGGTCTCCGCTCTTCTGTGGATGGTATGAGTTTACTCACATTCTTGACCCCCAACACTTCCAGCATCTGCCTGTTAAGTTCGGGTAAATCATATATCTGTGGGTTAGATTGCGCCATTTGCATAACTGCTTGATACTGCACAACCTTCTGGCTCATTGTAGCTGCATTAGGGTCGCTGACAGGGATAACTTCTACCATATCATAGTCGGACTGCCGTGCTTTACGCTCCCCCGCTTCAGGGTCAAACTCATAATCGTCTGGCGCATAGTCTCTAATGATGGCGGATAGCAACTTAAACTCTTGCCTCATCGATATATGTGTCCGAGCCTGCACCGCTCCCATGACTTTCAAGCTGCGTTCAAGAATGGCTAGCGTGGTGCCTACTGGTGAATTTGCCGACATATCTGCAATCGCTACATCTGCCGAACCTGCCAACCTACGCCCATCTTCTACGATTTCGTTTTTCAGCATGATGAGGGCTTGCGAAGGTTCTTTATATGGCAGCGGCATAATGTTGTCGCGCAAAGCCCCACTCGGCACATCTACATCTCTAAACTCCCCGGGGGATATGGGAGTATCATCGCCCTTAATGCGTAGCCCTCGGGTCTTGTACCCGCCCGATAAATTAGACAATGTGCCCGAATCAACCACCTGCCTAGTCAGGGACGTAGCACTCTTAGCCGACCCGCCAATAAGATGAATCAAACCAAGATGATAGAACCCAAAACTAGGTACGTATCCGTAGTGGACGAAGTGCTGCCTCTTCTGTTTGGTTGTATCCTTCTCATTCCAGTTACGGCGAATAGCCAGAACCGTGTCACCGCCTTGTTCGATGGTAACTACATACGGAAGTGCGATACCTGTAGGCTCCCCCTCATCATCCTCATCCTCAAACCCCGGAAGGTCTATATCTACATGCATCTCCAACAGCTTATAGCGGTCATCCATCGTCGCGCTGAACCCCATCTTTTCCGCTATCTTCTTCTCCACGGACTCGATGGTATGTGATGGCTCGCCTAAATCTATGTCGCAATAAAACCCTGCAACCTGTAGTTTGCGTACCTCATTCTCGGTTTTACGCATGATATGAGTCACACGAGGAGAAGTAGCTAAACTAGAGGCTCCATAGGGCACAACAATATCCTCTGCAGGCACAAATATAGATACCTGCCTTTCTAAACTAGGGTCAAAGTATACCTTCTTGAACGCATTACCTGCCAACCCCAATCCCCACAACATCTTCTCATGCTCGGGGCGATACTCAGGCATCTTCTCAGTAAGCTGATAGTTCATATCCTCTTTTACGCGAGCGGCGGCTTCATTCTTTTCTTTAGTCTGTTTACCTATAATCTGGGTTTTCACGGGGCCAGCAGCAGGGAATGTTTCTGTGATAGTCTCTGCTTGGAACTTAACCAACGCCTCAGTGAGTAATGGGTGGAATACTGCACAAGCTCCGGGCCACGGCTCTGTGCGATCTTCTAACTTAAGTCCTAGTAACTGCAGCCCATCTACGTATGTGTTTATCCAGTCCTTGCGGGAGTTATCATCACTCTTAAAATCTGCTACTAAGTCGGACGCTAAAGATGCGAGGACACCATCATCAATATAATCAGCAAGATTAGCATCAAAATCATCAGCAGTTTCCTCCTCAGGCTCTAAAATTACCGTCATCCCACCAGCATGAATAGCCACACTTTCCGGGTCTTCTACCTCAATTTCTATGGGTTGTTGTTCGGGAATACTCCCCTGTGGTGCGGCGTAAAGCCCTTTTTCTATCATATTTTAGTTTCCTGTTGTGACTGCATTAATAATACCCCTCGTGTCGGGAACTGCGGAACTGTTTTGGTTCATCCTCAGCGTCTGACGGTAGGGTAATAAACCCGCCTGTGCGGAACCTGCGCATTGCCAAAGTAACACTGTCGACCATATCATCGAACTGACCCACGGGGAAATTCGCACATTCTGTGATGACCTCTTGCGCCCAGATCCGATCTTTTGGTGCCCAAACTAACCCACAAGAGAATATATCACTGACTGCGTGGACTCGGGCTATCTTGTTATCCCCTTTACCCGGCGTGAAATCAGATACTGGTATGCCCATCGCCCTAAATTCCTGTACGATCTGCGCCCCAGCGCTTTTCTTCTCTACAATAAATGTATCCGGCTCCCATTCCTTATACTCAGCGATCATTTTAGCCTTCAGTTCCGGGAACTCCATGCGGGATTTCCAAGCATTTAACAATATAATGTTAGCAATGGGCTTACCTGTCTCATTACTGTTCAAATAGAACACACCCCATAGGGTAACTGCGCTATAATCCGCCCTATTATGTGATTCTTGTGCTGCATCTAGCGACATTATGGTGTAATCACAGTCTGGTGGGTCCTCTTCTTCCCAATGCCGCCACCATTCGCGCTTTAAAAGCTGTGCCCCCTCAGAAGATGGGTTCTGCATGTACTGCGCAGACCAATAACGCACATCCATACCCGCACGTTTCTTCTTTAACTCCTCAAGAGGCCAGAATTCAGGCCAAAGTGACCGTTCCTTCTCCTCATTTTCATTTAAAATCGCTGGAAACTCAACAACTTCCCACTGATCTGCGTCAGGGTTCTTAATCATGTGGTTCACAAGCTGCCCTGTGAGGTCCAACATACTCCACCGCGTCATAACTACTATAATAACCCCGTTAGGCATGAGTCGTTGTAGTGGTCCTGACTGAAACCAGTCCCATGCGGGCAAGAATGCTGTCGGATTATTTGTTTTCGCCTGCTGTTCGTTGTGTGGGTCATCAATTACGAACACATCTGCGCCCCGACCAGCGAGCGCGCCGCCAACCCCAACCGCATAATACTGCCCGCCAGCACTTGTATTCCACTGCCCCGCAGCTTTAGCATCGGGATTCAACGCTAGTTTGGGAAATATCTCCCTATAATCCTCGGAGTCTACTAAATCTCGCACCCGTCTACCAAATGTGATGGATAGGTCGGCTGTATGGGTCGCCATGATGATTTTCTTGTCGGGGTATTGCCCCAGAAACCATGCAGGGAATAGATATGATGCCATCTCTGACTTCCCCATACGTGGGGCTATATTGACTATAATGCGTTTTTTATCCCCTCTTATAGCATTCTCAAGTAATGCAGCGAGTCGTCTGTGGTGGGCACCTATCTTATATCCCGGATACACGGCCTTGATGAAGTCCAGAAACCCACCTTGCGCGGCATCCCGCTTAGTGCGCTTATCAATCTCTGAGAGCAGCGTGAGTAGTTCAGCCTTTTCTCTTTCAGGCATCTTGCTAAGATTGCTCAGTACCTGCTGTTGTTGGTGCGCAGGTAAAGCACTAATCTGTTCTTTAATTGCTTCTATCAAACCTATCCTCGGGATATGTCTCTTGCATCATGTTAGCAAGGTCTATGGCATCAATGTCTGGGACGTCAGCTAGGGGCACTACTCCTTGTACCTTTAATATATCATCTCGTTTGGGTAGTGGGTCCACGTCGGATATGTCGCCCTGAATAAGTAACCCCAACTTTTCTTGCAGTTGTTTCTGTAAGTCTTCCGCCGACTGTTGTTTATATGTAACCTCTTGTTTATCCACGAACATACCCACATCAGCTAGTTTGCCTAATAGTTCTACCGCCTTCAACTGCACTCTCGGGTCTTTATTATCACTCAAGTCCAGTAACTTATTTGTTACCAAGAACCGTATTTGATCTGCGTGTTGTATCACCCGCCAGTCGTACTCAGAGACTAAGGCTTCAAGTTTGAGGATAGTTGCAGGTTTCTGTACGACGAGTTGGGCCTTTGTTAGCGGCGCTTTGTGCATGTGGTTAGTGAACATGCTTTGCGCATTGGCTACGTCGTCGTCGGATATTTCTATGGTGGGTGCCCCAGAGCGCTTTAAAATGTCTTGGGCAGTTTTGGCAGTTGCTTTGAATAGTTCGTCGTCAGGTATGGGAGCATCTGACGGTATTGGCACTCGCATTAATGCAGGCTCGTAGGGAACGACGCCTTCCAAGGTAGTATCTAGGTCAATGCTTTGCGCCATAATTTATGGTGTATTGTTGCGTGTAGTAACCCCGAATGGTGCGCTTAGTCTTTGGAGTACTAGAGGCGTTCGGGGTGTTGTTAATTACTTATACTACAAAGTTTGCCTATTGTCAAGGGTTTCTGTGATTTTTTGGGGTCCTTTATGTGGGGAACTAGGGTAGTATCGCCCGCACCTTCACAGACCATCCGCTCGTAATCCAACGCGCTTCACTACCCTAGCAATATTATTATACCCTAATGATGTACTAAGTCAAGCTAAATACCAAAAATTTTATAAAATATTTTTAATGGGGGCGATTCTTATTGGGGTGGGGGTGTTGAAGAGGGGCGAAGCGGAGCGAAGTTATTTTGTGGTCTATGAAAGTCTAAAACTCAATGCATAGCGCGCGAGCGGGCTGGAAAATTTTTGGGGGGGTCGGGGATGGGTGGGGTCGCGTCATGTTCCGGATGCTCACTTGTTGGGGCGGATCGCACTTCACATACAGATTAGATGCGCGCTACATAATAACGATGCGAACATAATCTTGCGTAGTGTACGAACCCGCCCGTGGTGTATGCTGTACTGTTAGGCTATAGCGCAATGCCTGTGCATATGCCGCGGATTGAATCGTTTGTAAATATATATTGACACGCTGCGAATAATTGTGACATGATGTGATTGTCGTAATGTTGCGATAACTTATTAAGGAGTAGATGAACATGGATGATATGAATACTAATGATGGATACGCTGTAAAACTGAGCGCAGTTAAGGCTGGCGACTATGTTAGGCGTACATCGTCAGCGAACGCCGTTTATATCCGTGGTGATTATGACCGAGCAAGCAAGTGCTACAGCCTGATTGATACTGAGGATCATTGTCGTGAGATATTCATTAAAGGCGACAAGATTGTTTATATTGGCTTCACTTATTAAGGGGAATAGATCATGATAACAAAAAGTATTGCACTATCCGCAAGCCGCTTCGAACATGTGAGCGCAACCAACGCTGATGGCACTCCAGTAAGATGTCGTGCAATGGGCAAGTGTAAAACGTGGAAAACCAGACCTGCCGATTTTAAACTGCCAGTGAAGTATGGAATGTATAACAGCTTTTACATTGATAACGTCAATGCCAGCGAATGGGTTGCGGCATAACTTAATTATATAGAGGAGTAGATGAGCATGTGGACTATTAAATATAAAGGCGCATATATCAACGGGTACTGTGATATGTTGGAATGTAATGTAGTATCTACCAAAGGCCATAAGAGATGCAGATCATTACATGCGGCAAAAATAGCCATAACTAAACTAAACTTAACCTATACGCTATAACATCTTTGATTATATTTATTTAACGCGCTGGATAGGGTTTTATATGTCCGGCGCATAATTGAAAGGGTATGAAAATGAGCACCCTAAGCACAAAAACTGACGTAGAAATTCGCAAGGCCGCAAAGCAAATATTTGGTGCATCAAATGCCAAGGTCACAAAAAATGGTGAGGTGCATATAAAAGGCGTTATGCCAAATGCTAATCAAACAGGATGGTATCTACTCGGATTTACCGGACAAGTAGAGCTTGATAGCAAATTATTTAATGATGACGGCTCGATAAAGTCACAATGGAAAGGATAGGAAAATGAAAATTGCACACTATTTAATACAACTCGCCGCGATGGTTTTAATGGTTATATGGCTTATGATATTCGTGGCTTTTTTGTGGGCGTGACTGTATTCTTGTGATAATACGATTTTTCTATGATGCCTGTGGATAACTTTTTTCCTACCCGCGAAGCCTTGGTATCATTGACGAGTTGACGTGCCGCATGGTGCTGGCTTGGCTTCGCGGGGTTTTTCTGGCTGGGATGCCAAGCCAGCACCATGCGGCACGTCAACTCGTCAATGATAGCAGGCTTTCCAGCGGATTTAGGTTGGATAAAATACAGTTAGAATCCCACTGACTGCCACTGACTACACGTTTTTAACTGTTTATTTTCACTGACAACGGATTTTAACTGTATTTTTGCTTATCTGAATCAGTGAAAAAAACGCTGGGATGCCGTGTATAGTGGAAAAGTCAGTGAAAATTAACTGCGCGTGTTGGAAGTTAACTGTTCGTGATTCGCTGGGATGCCTGATATGAGGGGCAGGGGAGGGAAAAGCCAGTGAGTTGATATATATATTACTATTACTATAAAATATATATAAGCATATACACACACCAACACACCATAACGCGTTTTTTCTATGATTGCAAAAATGGCTTTTGGGGCGGATAGTTCAATGTTTTAAAAGTTGATACAGTGAAGGAAAAACAGGCTGCAACCACTGCTACCATTGAGTTCTTCACTAAAAATGAACAGATAATTCCAACACGCGCAGTTAAGCTCTATTTTAGGCCTTGGTATCAGGGGCGCGCAAGGCAGGTTAGTGAAAATAAAGCAACACGTACAGTTAAAAGCCGACACAGTGAAAATATCAGTAGCTTTTAACTGTATTGCGTGATAGGATGCAGTTTCTAACTTAATGAAGGGGTATAAAATGAATAAGCAAACAGCAATAGACTTACTACGGGAATCATTATATTTTTTATCTAGCACGGTAAGGGCAAGAACTGCGGGCGATATAGAAAACCATGACTGGCAAGGGCATGGAGAATTGATTGCCGAAATAGACTCCGCACTCAATGATATTGACGCACCAAAACCTGCACCAAAGAAAAAAGCACTCTCAGCGGAGCACAAGCGCAGAATATCCGCGTCAATGAGAGGGAACAAAAATTACACCATAGGGCAAGAACTAAAGAATGCTCCAATGCGATATGTACCAGATGCCGACGGCGCGCTAGTGTTGCAACGAGTAATCAAACCACGGCAGCCAATGACGCAAGAAACAAAGGCAAAAATTGCCGAATCAATGAAGGGCAACAAAAACAACTTGCGTTAATTTAAAACGTGTAGTAACATAATATCAGAAACATAAACAACTAACCAAAAGGGGAACTAAAATGAACGTACAAAACATGATAAGCAGTAAACATAACCCAATAGCGAATCAATTTATTATAACGGACGGCAACAGCACGATTTTCCAGTCATATCGCAGTGTCATAGCAAAAATTCAGGATGGCAAAACATATCTGGATGAAAAGTATTGGAATTATAGCAACACAACATCAAAATACCGGAATAAGTTTTTGAGACTGACAACGAAAGAAGCAGAGCACAAGATAGCCTCAGGCGAAATAATACTAACCGACCTAAACTAAAGGGGAACTAAAATGAGAGACAATGCCTATAAAACCGAAACAATTGAGCATAACGACCATGTATTTAAAGTGGAATACCTGCGCGATGATAGGCGCGAAACACCGTGGGAATGCTCAGACGGTCATGGCGCGGTCAGCGAGTGGACAAGCAGGGATAAAAAATCGGGTGAAGTCGTGTTATGCTCAGACCGCAACCGCGAACGATTTTACGACATGCGAGGCGCGATTAAAAAAGCAAAAGCTGAGGGCTGGAGCTGTGCTAGTGTACTGCCAACAGACACCCAAGGCCAAAAAGCCGTTAAAGCTGCCCAAGCTGATTTTGATTACTTGCGCTCGTGGTGCAATGACGATTGGGGTTATGCTTGTTTACATGTTACCCTACTAGATGCAGACGGGGACGAGTTAGATGATTATGACGACTATCTAGGCGGGGTTGAAGACGGGTACACAATAAGAAATGGTAAAATGTATGCATTAGGCGGCCATGCGAACGAGTGCGCCCTTGTGCTGGCAGACAAAATCCTAGACAGCTACAAAAAAGACCAAGACACAGAACTAACAGCGGCACTTCACAGCGTAAAAGATGACGCAATGTATCAATCAGGCATAATTTAAAACAAC